TTGACTTGCCCAAGTACACTATTGCTACAGAAACACTCAATCAATACAATCGTAAGCGTGTGATACAAACCAAGATCAACTATGATCCTGTGAATATCACTTTTCATGATGACGGTTCTGATCTTGTGCGCAACATGTGGTACAACTACTACAGCTACTACTACAAAGATGCCAGTCAGGCCTATGGCTCTACCAACAACAATAACGGCAGCATGGGTGCTGAAGGCAACGGTACCAAAGGATTTGGCTACAACGGTCGAGACATTTACAATCAAGACCGCATGGGCGGTGTTAACGACTGGGGTTATATTGGCGAAGCAATTGACGATGGCACAACAAGCTCATCAGGTAAACCTCCGTTTTTCTCAGACATTAGAATTTTTGGATTTGACTATCAGCACAAGTTTGCTGAGTACATCTTGATCAATCCGTTGATTTCAAATTGGGCACATGACACCTATGACTACAGTCAAGGCAACGGACTCATGCAACACTCCATGACCATTGCTTACGAAACTGTGAAGTACAAGCAAGGCGCACCCAACAAGTCTGCTCCGGGCTTTGCTAATCCAGCACACTACGACACAACTCCAAGTCCGTTGGCTCGCCCTGGTACCACAGCTACTATTTTGGGTCAAGGCGGCATATTAGATGTTGCTGGCGGCATTTCCAGCGACTTGCAGTCAGGTTCTGTACTGGGACTACTTGGCGCGGCACAAAAAGCCAGCACAGTTTACAATACATTCAAAGGCAAAAATCTCAAGAGTATTGTCAAATCAGAAGTCACTGCAATTGGTACACAAGTGATTGTGGGCAGTTTACCTGGCGCCATTCGCAGTGTGGCCAACAAAGCTGATGGAGTGTTTTTCCCAACAGCAACCGCGGCACGTAACACCGCCACAGTGAATCAAATCAACCAAGGACAAATTGCAGGCGGTGGTGTATGAGCACAGTAAATTATACCAACTATAACAAAGACTTAACTGTTAGAGTGTTTGACAGCTTTTACAACTACGATGTCAATGTTCCTGCAGACGAGTATGATATTGTGTATTCGTACTTTAGATCTGTAATGGCCACAGCTCGTATTGCTGGCAACTTCACAGTGAGTCTGTTTAGAGTAGCAGAAGAAACTCGTGTACCTGCACTGACGTTGCTAGACGCAATGAAAGGCCAAACAGGATTGAATCTCACAGCAAGCCTGGCCTACTATCTCAACTCAATACGTAGCCGAGCTACACTGCTGGGCATAAACGCCAGCACAGTTCCTAATCAATACGCAGCCAGACTAGTACTACAATGAGTCGCTGGGCACAAGGTCAGTACGTGGTGTTGAACCCTGCAAAATATGTGGGAAAAGGTGTACCTAGATATCGCTCAGGATGGGAACACAGCTTCATGCGTTTTTGCGACACCAACGATAATGTACTACAGTGGGCCAGTGAAAGCATTGCTATTCCCTACATGAATCCTGTGACAGGCAAAAAAAGCAACTATGTGCCTGACTTCCTGATCACATACCGTCAAAAGAACAACACAGTTCGAGCAGAGTTGATTGAGATCAAACCCAAAAAACAAAGCGTGATTGAAAGCAAAATGAGCAGCCGTGACCGTGCTGTAGTGGCTGTTAACTACGCCAAATGGGCGGCCGCCCAGAAGTGGTGTGCCCGCCAAGGGCTAGCGTTTAGAGTAATCACCGAAAACGATATGTTTGCCAATGGTCGTAACTGACCCATAAATATCCGCATGACGCGGAAATTAGAAGACCTTTTTGACCTACCCTCTTCTGTTGAAATTGAAACAGAAAATGAAACCCCTACGATTGCAGAAACACGGGCGCAACTGGCTGTGATAGATGATGCCATTGACAAGATTGATTCAGCATTGCCGGCAGTGCGAGATCTTGACGCCAGTGATGGTGAAATGGATGAACTTGCAGACTTGGCCAAAGACAGTTACAAAGATCTCATGGATCTTGGCATGCAGGTAGACTCACGCTTTGCCAGCGAGATATTCAACGTGGCAGGCACCATGCTAGGACATGCTATAACTGCTAAAACAGCCAAAATGAACAAAAAACTCAAGGTGATTGATCTGCAGTTGAAGAAAATGCGACTGGATCAGCAGACTCCTGAGGAACAACAACTAGCAACAGCACAAGGACAAGTGCTGAATCGCAATGATTTATTGGAACGTTTGCTCAAGGGTAAAGACCAAAATAACGGAAAAGTATAAATATACAATAGGATACTGACATGAAACCATTTGCAAAATATCTCGCAGAAAGTGAACGTACATATCAATACCGCATCAAAGTGGTAGGTGATATTCCCCCGGGCTTCTTCAAAACATTTGAAGAAAAACTTGATCAATTTGACGTTGTCAAAATGTCAACCCCCAAGAGCACACCAGTACGTGCTGTGATTCCTGACTTTCCTGCTTTCCCCAATCAGTCTGTCACAAGAGTAGATGTAGAGTTTAAGTACCCTGCTATCGAGCCACAGATCAAACAGATTGCTAGATTGCTGGGACTAGACGAAAATCGTATTGTGATGATGACCACACCATACGAAGAAAGTCTTGATGCAGAGTCGGTCAAGATTACAGACCAAAACAAAGATCTGTTAGACGATCCAGACTATCCAGCAGATGACAAAATGCAAAAGAATCTCAAGAAAGATTATTCTGCAGATCCATACAACCATGTGGTTTTGAAGAATGCCTACCGTTCAAATTTCACAGTAGCTGGCGGCAAAACTCCACCTGCCAAAACTACAAATGATTTGCCAATGGGCACAACCAGCCCAATGACCAACATCAAGAGACAACCCAAGCCAGCAACTGGCGCCAAACCAAGAGGATAATACAATGACATTTTTCTATGACTTAAACAAACGCCTGGCTGCTGTTAACGACGCACCAGAAACAAAACAACTCAATGAGCGCGACATGAGCCGTGCTGCCAAGGGTTACGAAAAATACGGAAAACAAGGTATGGAAGCCTTGGCCAAAGCTGGCCGCGAAGGCAAGGCACTGGATCCTGTTCGTGCCAAGTATGACAAGTATGACAACACAGAAGTAGACGAAGGTGCATATCAAGCAGGCCCAGACAAGAGTCAGATCCCTGCAGTGAATCGTCCAGGCAACAGAATGACCCTACAAGATCTTGACAAGGAACGCACACAGAGCCCCACAAGTCCTGAAGGATTAAAACGTGCTCAACAACGCCTGGGTCAACAAAGTCCTATCAAAGAAAAAATGAATCCTGCTAAGGCCAAAAGTTTTGCTGCCTTAGCACCTCCAAAAGACAAAATTACTTTTGCTGACAAGATTGCTGGCGCTAAAAAAGAAGTTGACGAAATGCTAGGCGACGTTGCTGCCGAAGCCATGAAATCGGCACTGAGTGGCCGCCAAAAGAAAATAGCAGGCATGGCCGGCGACCCAAATAAAATTGGTGCTGACGATCTTGCCGCATTGCGTAAAGGTGGCAAACAAAAAACTGCTGAAGAAGATGATAACAATCCGTTCACAAACTTCAAGAAGCCACGTGCTGACAAACCACGTGTGGGAGATGTAGAACACGGTTCCAAGCACGATATTGAACATACCAAAACTGGTCGCAAGGTCACACGCAGAGTTGATGACCAAGGCAATTCAGTTGGATCAGACACCGATGACGAAGGCAACGCACGTGACAAACGCAGTCGCGGTCGTCCAAAAGGTCCAGCCAAGGGCACAGAACGTGTGACCAGCAAAGCAATCAAACACAAAGGCGAGCGTGAGAAAAAAGGATCTGCTGGATCAGTATCTGACTCAGGCAAAGCATTGCAAGGATTCATGATTGGCAACAAGCCAAAATCTGAGCCAGGCAAACTAAGTGTTAGAAACAAAATGAAAGAAGGCGATACTGATCCAACAGACAATGATTCAGGCGATTTAAAAGCAGCCATGGCGCTGTTGAAGAAAGCTGGCTACAAAGTTTCTAAGTCTGCAGAAAAAGAAAACACAGCCGATCGTGACGACCATGCTGAACAAGCTGGCAAGAAGTTCACAAAAGACGTTGAGGCTGCTGAAAAGAAGCCCAAGAAGAAAGAAAAAACTGAAGAAGCAGGCGGAACAGGAACTCCTAC